GGCTTTTTTGTGCTCCGAAGATTACGCGCAGCCTAATTGAAGGCTCGTAAAAAGTTTTCTTCACCGCTATCACCAGCGCAGCATAAGGCTCATCTGGCATTTCCGAAGATTCCGAAGGTTCAAATCTGAAAACTCTTTGCGCATGTGCGCGTGCGTGTATGCGTAATAGTTTGTGATTTGAACCTTCGGAATCTTCGGAAATGCTGTTTGGACCGCATAGTATAAGGCTGATTCGCCTGAAGGTTCAAAAACCCATATCTTCGCACACTTCGTTAAGTTATTGTAAAATAAGGACTTTGTTCCGAAGAAAACGAAAATGCAAATCTTCGCAAGTAATTCAATTATCCAATCTGGTTGCGCTTTATCTTGTGTGACTGTAATATCATGCCATAGGAGGTCATCATGGCGCGGGCATCACAAATTCTAGGGGCAGCATTCGAGAGGCAGGTCGAGCATCAATCCACGCTTCCAGTCTGGATTAAGGTGCCGACTGCTCATAAGCGCGCAGGCTCGACGTGGCTGGACTACGTTGGCGCTACCTCGCGCGGGCGGTTCGTGACAGCTGATGCCAAGTGGTGCCCTTCTGGTAGGGTGAGCAAGAGCGTGCTATCATTAGCACAGCAAGGCCACGCTGACCGCGCATTGGCAGCACAAGCGCTGGTGTACGTTCTGGCGGGCATGATGGTCAAAGATGAGCTGCTGGTCGCGCTGGTGCCGTGGAGCTCCTTACGCGAGCGCTCAGTGGCTCTTGCTGATTTTGTGGCAGTGGACTGGTGCGCAGCGATCGAGGCAGATGATGAGCTTGGAAAGGATCTTGTCGGTCATCCCTGAAAGCCGCGCCAGATGGGAGCACGCTTCATTGCGCAGGAAGGCGCGCACAGTGATGCGCAATACGCCCTATCCACTGTTTGACTGCTGGTGTCGCTCAGAGATGCCTATTCGGCAGCGCCCATTTGGACCTATGGGTGCAGCGACGTTCGACGATTGGGGTAATGGCCCGATGTGCGTGATGTGCGGTAGGATTAAGGAGGCAGATGATGAGCAAGCTCACCCATAAGCAGCAAGCGTTTGTCGATGCGTACTGCGGCGCCTCTAAGGGCAATGCCACAGACGCGGCCAGACGCGCTGGCTACAAGGGGAGTGACGGCACGTTGCAAAGCGTTGGCGCGGCGAACGTGTTAAAACCTGTTATAGCCGCTGCCATCGATGAGCGCCGCCAACGCGTTGAATCTAAAAGGATTGCGACCATTGAGGAGATGCAGCAGTTCTTGACCGAGATCATGCGTGATGGCGAGCTTGAGCCACGCGACCGCATCAGCGCGACTAAGGAGCTTGCCAAGATGCAAGGGGGCTATGCTCCGATTAAGCATGAGGTCAAGGCTGAGGCTGAGGTCAAGACCAAGGTAACCCTCGACGCTAAGGAGCTGCCCACCGAAGCGCTCAAGGCGATCATGGCGGCAAAGCGTGGCAGTTGAGCTCACCATAGAGCTCACCGCTGAGGAGCTGCACGACATTGAGCAAGAGCTCGCGCTGCGCGAGTTTGACTATTTTGTTGACGTTATTCTCCCAAGCATTGAGGCGGGCGCCAGCGTCCAGTGGTTTCAGCGCGAGCTCATCCACGAGCTCCAAGACGCTGGCACATCAGACCAAGACACGCGACTAGGCTTTGCGCTTCCACCTGGCCACGCCAAGACCACCTACTCACTGCTGTTCATTGCGTGGATGGTCGCGCGCGATCCTGACATTCAGATCAAATATGTCACCTACAATCAGGATCGCGCATCAGAGGTGCTTGACCTTTACCTCAAGCCCATCATTGAGTGTGATGAGTATGTGCGCCTGTTCGGACGCCGCATCAACCCCAAGCGCGTTGTCACTGATACCAAGGGCGGCAAAGAAAACAACAAGAAGACCTTCGGCATCGTGGGCGGCAGGGGATGGGTGCAGGCATGCGGCTTTGGTGGTGGCATCACAGGTGGACGCTGTGACCTCATCGTCATCGATGATCCCTTCAAGAACCACGAGACCGCCAATAGCCCGACTCATCGCAACAAAATCTGGAACGAGTACGGTGCATCGGTCAAGACAAGGCGCCGCGCAGGGCGCCCCCTGCGCATCCTCATGCTCTTTATGCGCTGGCACCTTGACGACCTCACAGGGCGATGCAAGCAGATCGAGCGCGACGATTGGCGCTGGGTGGAGCTTGAGGCGCTTAAAGCTCAGGACAACCCCAACCCAGACCTTGAGGCGCGCGACCCTCGCGCGGTCGGTGAGGCTCTTTGGCCAGCAGTCGCCAGCGCAGATCTTCTTCAGAAGGAAAAGCTCCAGCGTCCAGAGATCTTCTTGTGTCTGTGGCAGAATAGGCCAGTGCCAGAGTCTGGCACGCTCTTTGACGCGACCTGGCTGTATCGTCATGAGGTAGTACCCGCTTGCCCAGGTCGATGGATACAGTCGTGGGACTGTCGCCACGGTGGCAAGGGCGCAGGCTCAAGCTATGCGGTGGGTCAGCTGTGGTTTATCCCAGACCATGAGAAGGTGGCCTATCTCGCTGACCAGGTGCGCGGGCGGTGGAGCCCTGAGGAGACGCTAGAGGTCTTTGACAAGCTCCAAGATGACCCGATATGGCGCAAGACCTCAGCTCGCCTCATCGAGGAGAAGGCTGACGGGGTGATGCTCTTGAGCCTGCGCGGTCGCGCCTACCCTGGCATGCTGCCCATCAAGCCCACCGCTGACAAGGAAGCCCGCGCTCGCCTCGTGCAGCCCATCCTACGCGCTGGCCAAGTGTCCATCCCCACGCGAGCGCCTTGGCTTGCTGATTGGCTTGAGGAGGTGGTAACCTTCCCCGGTGCAGCCAACGACGATCAGGTCGATGCGACCACGCAGCTGCTCACCTACGCCTTTACGCCAGACCACAAAGACAAGACCGAGGCCGCGCGCTCGACGTGGGCCGCTATGATGGGATAAGCTATGCTACGCCTCGACGGACTCAAGAATATCATCACGAGCTTAGGCACGCGCCGAAGCCGTAATGCAGGCGTGCAGGTCACGCCGCGCCGCTACCTCCAGCTCGATGAGCTTGACGTGCTCCAGCAAGACCCGCTGGCCTGGACTGTGGCGCGCGAGCTCCCAAGCGACGCCATCACAGACATCGACCTCACAGGCCTTGACGAGATCGAGGAGCTCACCGCGCTGCTCGATGAGCTTGACTGGGCAGCGGTCTTGCTTGAGGCGTGCACCAAGGCACGCCACTACGGCGGCGCCGCCATTTGGATGGTGACCGATCCCGAGGAGGACCAATCCACCCCCATGACCACGGTGGGCAGCGTCAAGCGCCTCGTGGTCATGGATCGCTTCGAGCTGACGCGCGCGAGTGAGACGGGCGGCGCGTGGGTCGAGACTGACCCGTACAGCCCCGACTACCTCAAGCCGATCATCTATCGCTACACCCCCGCGCAGGGTGGCACAGCTGAGACGCTGCGCATCCACGCGTCACGCCTCATCAGGCTCTATGGTGACCCTGTGCCTGCGCGCGTCGAGTCGAGCTATGGCTACTGGGCTGCGCCTGTGATGGAGGCGGTCTGGCGCACGCTCACCCAAGAGGCGATGGCGCGCGAGGGAGCCAGCGAGGCGCTCTACGAGGTCGGCGCCAAGAAGATGATGGTGGGCAACCTCCAAGAGATCATCACCAACCCGCAGGGTGATGAGCAGCTTTTCAACTACATGACTATGCAGCAGTCAGCCTTTAGCACGCTGCGCGCCTGGATCGTAGGCCCAGGCTTTGACGTGACGCCACACACCACGAGCTTTAGCGGGTGGTCTGAGGTGTACGACCGCTTGGCGCAGGCGCTCGCCTCAGCTGCGCGCATGCCTGTGACCAAGCTCTTTGGCCAAGCACCTGGTGGCCTATCCACCGACGACGCCAGCGCGATGCGCAACTGGAGCGCTCGGGTAGGCAGCTATCAGCGCCACGTCCTGACACCAGCGACCAACCGCTTGCTCAAGGTCATCTTAAGCTCCACCGATGGACCCACGCGCGGGCAAGAGCCGGAGCGCTGGATGGTGGGATGGGCGCCGTATGAGATCCCAAGCGAGGCTGAGGAGGCGACGACGCTTAAGACCAAGAGCGAGGCGCTGGCCATCCT